GTTTCTATCCATTTTTCGAGGCCATCTGGATTTACATGTTTATCCCGGAAAATAACATCACAATTCGAATGATGTAATATTTCTTCCATTAGAGGTTTGTCTTCCTTACCATTATCATGTAAACTATAAACGGTTAAATAATATGTATATGTACACGGGTCTATCAATGCAGAAGATGCACTTAAACATACCGCGGTCTTTTTTGATGTTTCATAATCGTCATTAAACATTAACCTATGAAACCACCTTTTGTTTCTAAATTTTGAAATAAAACTATTATCATGTATTCTTGGTTCTATAACACACTTTTGTTTCTTATTTTCCGATGGATCTACACTCATATTAATACTACTTCCCATTGCACCTATACCACATCCAGTTAATTTACTACATCTACCCTCTACTATCACTTTTAACTTTCTATTTGACATATTTACAAATAAAATACTTGTTGGTGTCGTATGTTTCATTTTAGATTTTATACTCCGTCTTATTAAATTACATTTACCTAATCTAATAAGTTTAGGAAATCTAGGTATTATACCTAAACACCCATTTTTAAAAGAAAAATACGGGAATTCAGCTGCATAATATTCTCTCAGAAATTCCTGGAGATGTGGTTCATATTCCGAATCGTTAAATTTACGTAAGATCATATTACTTTACTTACACATGAGAAAAAAATATATTAACTATCATTACAGCTATACTCTTAAATTATAGTGGACCATTGAAATTAAATAATTAAAGAAAACCCGCGTTATATAATAAGTATGAGTACGTGCACAGTATGTTGCGATAAGTACAATAAAACACAACGTAAAAAGGTTACGTGTCCTCATTGTAGTTACGATGCATGTAAAACATGTATCCAAACCTATTTATTGTCAACTACAGAAGAACCACATTGTATGAAATGTAAACATGAACATGACCGCGAGTTTATAGATTCGTTTTGTACAAAACGTTTTAGAAACGTTGATTATAGAAGACATCGAGAACAAATTTTATACGAACGTGAAATGGCGCGAATGCCGGAAACTCAACCATACGCAGAATACAGAATAAAAATGAAAGAACTTAGATTACGGTATTTTGAACTTTTAGATCAAATGTTTCTTATGAGAGATATGCGTAGAGAAGCGGTAAGAATGCGTAATTCAACAGTGGATTATGATACTGCTCTAGAAAATATGCGTATAGAAATAGAGGAAATTGTGCATAAGGTAAATACACTCGAATTAAATATATCTTCAAATGGAAATGAAAAATTTATACGTAAGTGTCCATACGAAGAGTGTAGAGGATTTTTAGATACGGATATGAAATGTGGGTTATGTGTTCAAGAGTTTTGTGAACATTGTAATGAAGTTATTATAGATTCAAATCACGTGTGCGATCCCGAAACGGTTGAAACCATGAAACTCATAAACAAAGATACGAAACCGTGTCCTAAATGTGGTACAATGATACATAAAATAGATGGGTGTGCACAGATGTGGTGTACAGAGTGTCATACTGCATTTGACTGGCGCTCGGGACGTATAGAAACAGGTCGCGTACACAACCCTCATTATTTCGAATTTAAAAAACGTTCGAGAGAACATGGAGATATACCTTGTGGTGGAAGACCCACGTTCGCAGAACTCGAAGAAAATGAAGCAAATGTAAATATATTAGATTTAAGTTATAAACTTACTCTATTGGATAGAGATATTATATATAGATACGATGGAATTGGCGACGACGATAATCTACGGTTACGTGTAGACTATTTATTGAAAATTATATCTGACGACGAATTTAAAAAAGAGCTTCAGAGACGTGATAAACATAAATCTAAATTGGAGGATATACGGAATATATACGGTATGTTCTCTGATACGTGTGGTGATTTACTTCGTCAATGGGTAATTGATCCAACTAAAACTAAAGATATAATGCGCACCGTTCACGCATTAGCGGATTATTCGAATAACGTCATAACAAAAATACGAAATAGGTATAATTGTTCGGTACCTTATTATATATTTTTACGCGCACTTTAAGAATAGAGTCGTTTACATCATAAATGAAATTAATAGAATTAGCTTCGGCAATTACATCACTTTTTCCATTTATGATTCTAGAGAATTTTGGTAGCGTAACGAGTCTGTTTTATCATTTACATAGAAATGAAACTATGTATAAACTTGTTTATATATCCAGACATGTAGATTTACTACGATTAGGGTATGTATTAAAAGGTGGTTTCGATTATATGGAACTTGTTTTTAACTTCTTATCCATGGTTATCATTTATAAATCGAGTATTCATGATAAAAAGTATATGGATGTAAACTTGATCGTAAGTGTAATTAAAAGTACATTTGGTATGCCTAAATTACACTACCTTGTATCACTTTACTTTTGGTTTGTGGCATTTATTATTCATTATGATACTATATTTGGAAGATATACAGATATACTAGTAAACTTATTACTGTGTCCACCCCAATATTTATTGAAGAATAATATTCTTAACGTATAGTAGAAAATGAATAGAATTATATTATTTGTATCATTTTTACTGATTATATGGTTTTTCATACCCATATATGAAAAACCCAGAGTATTAAAAAATGTATTACGTGAAGATGAATGTGAACATATAAAACAATTAGCGTCTAAAAAGTTAGAAACATCTACAGTATCTAAAAATCGTGATATAGATGAAAAGATACGTAAAAGTCAAACTGCGTGGCTAAAAGCATCCGAAGATCCAGTTGTTGATAAACTTATACGTAAATGTGTATCTATGACAGATAGACCTTTAGTAAATTGTGAAGATTTACAAGTTCTTAAATACGAACCTGGTGGGTTTTATAAACCTCATCAAGACACGTTAATCGGGGATAAAAATAAACGTATGTACACATTCATAATTGCCTTGAATGACGAGTATGAAGGTGGTGAAACGGAGTTTCCAAATATAAAGAGAAAATACCGTTTGGATAAAGGTGACGCGTTGTTCTTTAATACATTAAACAATTACGAGTGTAATACCAAACAGGCGTTACATGGTGGTTCATCGGTAAAATCGGGTGAAAAATGGGTATGTAATTTATGGATTAGGAAATACAGATATTAACTCATTTATATAATAATCGCGTCGATCGAATGCTAGATGTACAAGTGTACATACATTTAAAAGACTATATACGAAATAATATATAATATATTCGAAATGAAAATTATATGATGCCAACGTAAAACACACCGAAAGATAAAATATATGCATTTTTAAAATATAAATATTATTTTCTAGGACTGAAACGTATGATATTGCAGACATAAATGTATCCATAAGTGTTCGATAATTATCCGATATCATAATAGTACCCATTATTGTTATAAAAAGCATAATAAAATGCATAAATTTATACACGCCACGTATTTTAACACTTCTTACATCTATATTTCTCATGTGATTTCGTTCCGGTTCGGGTTCCGGATCAGGTAATGGTAGAGGTCTTTCAGCCGTATCATCTATACCTAATACAGGTATATCACCCGGGTTTATAACGACGTTATAGTATTCATTCGTCGTCATATTCTCCTCTTTTATCGATTAATATTTTTAAACCAATTTTTTTTATTGGTCTAAGTTAATATGGCAGGTGGTTCACAAAAGATATTACTACTTATTTTTATGTTCGCCAGTTGTGTATCCATACTTATAGGATCACTCAGTGGAATATTTATTTATGACAGTGGTACCACAACAACTACAGACGAGTCTGGAAATAGTGTAACAAAAATGGATGTCGGTGTTTCGGTATCAGGTACTATTTTACCTAATGGTATTAAGTGTTGGTATACGGGTAATTCTTTAGATGAAAATGGTATAAAATGGAATGATACTTCTGGTAACGGTAATGACATAAAAGATGATAATTTAAAGGGTTTGTTAAAAAATACAGTAGACCCGGTATCAGGAAAGTACGTTTATGGAAGCGTAGAAGATGGTATAATAATACCATTCGATTTTACTGGTTCAAATTGGACACTTTTTACAGTCGCCCGGTATAATAATAATAAAAAGGATCGTATATTCGAGGGTACAGATGTAAACTGGCTGGCTGGGTGGCACGCTGGTCGCACGGGACTCGCGTATTATGGTAATAAAGAATGGGTAACACCACAAGTTAATGTACACGGTTCTGGAAGAACATGGATTCAAACTACAGCGTATAAAACACAGTTTTTTTCTAATGGTGATAAACGTAGTACAAAATTTAATGGTCAGGCACCCGGTAAAATAGCTATAAATATGGGTCAAAATGCTGCTCGTGAATCGAGTGATTGGGCCGTTCATGAAATTATTGTGTACGGACGAGCTTTATCTCAAAAGGATAGGGTAAAAGTTGAAAATTATCTTTTGGATAGGTATATTTCACCAGAAATACAAAGTGGTATAGATTATACAAAAGGGTGGGATTCTAGTGTAACTCGTACTAATAGAAATGGACTAGGTGGAACTCTCGAAAAGTGTAGATTATACGCAATTAAAATGGGGTATAAAATGTGGGGTCATAGAACGGAAAAACACGATGATAATCTAAAAAATATATGTTTCTTTTACCCTAATACGGATGGTGTATCCTATGAAGGCGATACCACTGACGAAAAAAATATTGTTGGGTGTACGGAAAAGGGTGCAAAACTTAAAGACGGGTGTGAAACACAAAGTGAAACACAAAGTGAAACACAAAGTGAAACAGTCTGATACTGTTATTGACATTTACTTATATATTTTTAATTATATAGAACATGTACTGTTATGTGAAATATAATTAATTTAAGATGACAAAAACTTTCCAGTTTCATCAATGACGAGTTCACCGCGTTCGGCTAACATTTTTCGGTGTAACATGTGGTGTTGCTTAACATCGTCTTTGTTTTGTCCGACGTATGGTACGGCGTAGCCTTGTTCACACATCCATTTGTTTACGTTCGTCCAAATCCCATCTTCGTGAACCCAAAGTTCACCGAGTGCGCGTCCGTATTTACCGACCGAGTCGCGTTCTTGACATCTCAATTCAATCTCGATATCGTCCTTATCACACTCGACAGCTTTCGTTACCCACCCGGCAAGCTTCTTCTTGGCGTGTTTCCCGTAAACCTTTTCGGTCAAATCACGCGTTCGTGATTCTTCGGTATCGATACCGAGCAATCGTACGCGTTGGCGAATGAGTACGTCGAACCCCAAATCAATAAGAACGTCGACAGTATCACCGTCAACGACTTTCGAACACGAGTCGATTTTGTATTTGAATTCACAGGGTTTTTGGTTGTAGGTAGTCATTATATATAGTTTAATGAATTAATCTTTAATTAGATTATTAATTTAAAGATGTTGGGCATTGATATTTAAATTGAGGATGCGGAAAGATCAAATATATAGAACCAATAAAACGTTTATTGAACCAACACGTTCGAGTTATTGTATTGATTTGTTGTATACAATTTTAGGAATAGAGGTATGGAAACAAGTTAGGGATTACCCAAATAATGATGTAAGTAATATGGGTAATGTTCGTCATTTTAGGAAGGGTATACAAAACAAACATTCGCGACCGGGTGGTTATGTCGCCGCTTCGGTTCTACCCGGTGATAATATAAAGTATAATAAAAGTGGGTCTCCCCGAACGGATATTACACAAATTCACAGACTTGTAGGTAGAACCTTTATTCCTAAAACAGAATATACATATGATATGACAATAGATCATATAAATCAGAAACGTGATGATAACCGTCTTAACAACATAAGATTTTCTACAAAGAAAGAACAACGCGCAAATCAAACTTATCCAATAAATAATTCAACTGGTAAGGGTATATGGAAATGTGATCTCGATGGTAAAAAATTGGAGCGTTTCGAAAGTAATAAATCTGCAGGAATGTCACTAATGAATAAAGATTTAAGTCTTATTCTAAACAAAGAAGGAAAAATTAATATTAATTCTATATGTGCACGTATATCTCACGCCGCTCTAACACTTGGTATAAAATTTGGATATAAATGGGTATATGATGAAAATCAGAATAAGGAAATTCACGGTGAAGTTTGGGCTACCGTTACTCCTAAAATTCTTTACAATCCAGTAAATGAATATGAAGTATCAACTTTAGGACGTGTTAGACAGAAGAAAAATAAAAAAATAATCAAAGGTTCTACGTGTGGAGGTTATCGTGTTTATACATTTAGTCAAAAAGGTCATCGTAGCATATATCCAGCAAAAACTGTAAAAGGACATAGAATAGTAGCACTAACCTTCTTAGAAAATACGGAAAATAAACCAGTTGTAGACCATATAAATGAAAATAAACAAGATAATCGTTTAGAAAATCTAAGATGGTTAACACATAAGGAAAATAAAGAAGCACATGAAAAGATTACAAATAGAGCATGGACACGTGAACAAGAAGAAGCACTCCGTGAAAGTGTTAAACATACATCTAAAACTCCGGGTGGTCTTATAATTTGGAAATTATATAAGAAGCCGGACATTCTAAAAGACAGAAAACAAAGTCATATTCAGGGTCGACTTAGACATTTTGCCCAGATGAAGAATCGTGACATTAATATTTCCGATAGTGATGAGTATATTCATAGAAGTGTAATTATTCCAAAACTTCTGTATTAAGCATTGATATTGTTCCACTTGTATTTAATTCAGATTTTATCGAACAATCAAATGATATAAAAATAAGATCTCCATTAACTTCAAAATCATAATCAATTGTTCTGTCGTTACCAGTTAATTCCATTATATTTTTATATCCCCCTTCTTCTAATTTTTTTACCAATGCATCAATACTTTTAATATCATATACAGTGCCTGCAATTAGCATGTTTCCATTTACATTAAGATTTCCAGTTAAAATATAATTTGTCATTTTTATATAATATATATAACATTTTTTAACCAAGAGTATGATGACACTCCCAACACAACGTTGCGACAGGGTACTGTTTATGTAATTCTATAAACTTCCTCAGTATTACGTGCGTTTGATACCCTTCTTCAGTTCGTGATTCAGATACAGCCATTTTTAAAATTTCGGGTCTAGATTTGATAGTATGTGCATGCGTTAAGACACACTGTCTACTTTTCTTCGCACCACACCCCAAACACGAGGGTGCACTTCTAAAAAAGTTTTTTACTAAATTGGCGGCATTCGCTTTCGAATAGTGTATTATATTCTCTTCCGGTGTATCCTTTGGAATTGTAATACTATATTTTTCACTCATAATTTGAATTCTTGTTTTTTGTAATTTACTATCTATAAAGTTGACGGAATCCTTTTTCAATTTCAGAAACATACCCGAATTTGTGTCGTGTAAATTTTTAATGTTATCATTTATGTACATATCGGATACAAGTTCACATAAATCATCCATTATTTCATCGTTATTTTCTTTATTAATTTTCAAACATTTTGTTTTTTCATCGCGTTCAAATTTATCACCCGTCGTTAGAAATCTATACACCTCGATCATGGACCGGAATCGTTTACCTTCCGGTGAAAAGTAATAGTTATCGGTCATACCCATGGATTTACCCGATTTTCGAGTTTCTATTTTGACATACCATTCATCGTTTATTTCCTGTCCTTTACCTTTTAGATATTTCTTAAGACTATTGAGAGCCGACATATCATACTACTCTATAAATCACTTATCCTTTTAAGTTCATCGCATATTTTCAAATAATCACCTTCGGGTAAATTTTCCGAGTTTTTATCGACGAGTTCCATTACAGTTCTTGAAACATTTCGTAATGTTATATCTCTGTCGTACGTAGGTTCCGGTAATAATGGGGGTCTACATAACCAATCCGTTCCCGTAATCGCCCCGTCGTAACTGTATATTTCACGAATGTGTGTTAGGAAATCCCGTAATCGAGTGTAATAAGTTGTTGGTGAACAGACAGAGTCGTGTCTGAAAATATAATCTTTAATGACGAGTACGTTTTGAGTATCACTCCATAATCCCTTATTATAATTAAACATGGATATTGGTCGGATAGTACCATCCTCGGGTGTAGGTAACGTATCGTTACGGTTAAGGTACGATGCGTTATAATTGAACGAAAATATAGGGGACGCGTATGCTTCTATACTTTGAACGGGACCCCGCCCGCGATCGTTTTCGTATATTACCTTGATAAGTATTTGTTGAATACCTTCACATGGGTTAGGTATAGTTGACCGTATACTACTATTGACGAAAGGTGTTGACGGCATTTATATATACTTACATTTATTCCTTATCCGGTTTTATAAGAATTTCAGGTGCATCATCAACTATATCAATGACGTATCTACTTTGATTATCGGTAGGGGATACCGTTACTATTCGACACTTATCAGTACTGATCATAGTTTGGTCAGAAACTTTAGTTACTGGTATTGTAATGGGTCGACACAAGAGCATCCACATTTTATATATACCCATAAAATAAATTGTCCAAAAAAAAGTGATTGTCCAAAAAAACTTTTTTTTATTTTATACAAAGTATCTTCTTGAGAATGATGATCGATTTGAAAAATAAATTTTTTTCTTACTCATCACTTTTTTGTTGGATAATTTATAATAATATATATAAAAATAATGGTATAATAATATATAAAAAAAATGGGTGAAGATGTAAAAAAGTATATACAGGAAGGTATATACTTTTCAAACGATATAATGGATGTAATCGAAGATATTTCCCATAAGTACCAAAAACATATTTCTATATCAACGGAAATCGGTCATTTTGATGATATTAATAAATATATGATGAAATTGTCTAAAGCTCTTATAAGATATAATAAACAGTATACAGAACTTATAAGAGATTATAGAGAGGATCGTGTATTGGAAAATGAAAAAAAGGGGTTAGAAACAATAACCGAAGAATAGTTAAATGATACAACAATATGCAAAACACGTATATAAAGTACTTGGTCCCGGTTATAGTGAGCGGGTGTATCACAACGCGATGGAAGTTGTCTTGCGGAAAAATGGGGTACACTACGAAACGGAGAGAATAGTTCCTATTGTGTTTGAAGGGCACACAATAGGGAATCTTCGCGCCGATTTAATTTTAAATAACAAAACCGTGGTTGAACTGAAATCAGTTAAAACCATGAATGATGTCATGGTCACACAAGCGCAAAACTATCTACGCTTGACGGGGTTTACGGAAGGGTATCTCATTAATTTCCCTACATCACTTAACACTGATTTAGAGGTTAGGTATATAACTTTGGATTAACGAATATTAATACCAGCTTCATTACATTTAGCAATGATAGGTTCTTGAAATTCTGGTCCACTTTTACCACCAAATGCATTTGAAGAATAAATAGTATCTTTTATAAATTCCTTTTTAGATTCATCCCAATAATATATAGGAAGTCTTTCATCTTTATCGTTATTATCCAATTCCTTGATATCGTTACAGAACCCTGATATATCTTCACCTTCGGCTGCGTTTTCAACATCTTTAAATAATTTGATTGCCGAATCTATTACAGACTTATCACATATCTTTTCCGGTGCTACACCTCTCCCTATATCATATACCCTTTCTATTATAGTTTTTTCATTTTCTGATAATGACTGAACGGCAGATTCCGCAGCACTCGTTCCTTTAGTTTCTTTCGTATATTTATACAAATTCTCACAATCTACTGGTTTAGCATCACCAGTTATAATGGTTTGTATCATTTTTTTCATTTTTTTAGCTATAAATTGAGGTGTACCCGGTATAAAACCACCAAGGAATGCACCGGCCACTGATGATGAACTACAACAGCATAATACGGCTGCACCAAGTAATGCAGCTGACATTTATAGTAACCAACTATTTTTTTTCATTTTCGATTTGATTCATCATGTACATAACTGGAATCATTTGGTAGATCTTTTTCCATTCACTTTTGGATTCTTCGTAATACTTTTTAGGGTCTTTAAGCCCCTCTTTTATAATTTCATTTATCTTTTCTGTGTAGAACCTGATTTCTTCTAAACAGAAATTGTAATATGGATCGTTGTTCATTACGTATATTAAAGCTTTTATCTTTTAAGCTTGTCGTTGATGTTTAAGAAAACTTCTGGTGTATTTCGCTTTTTGTTCGCGAAATTTTTGAGCATGTTACTCAAGCTATTATACATAACCCCTTTTCTCAATGGATTCATTTTCGATTTCGATTTCGATTTAGATTTCGATTTTGGGGAGTTTGGGAACTTATTGTTCGTTTCTTTTTGCAATTTTTTAGATTTACTATTACGTACTGGGAAGTTCATTTAGTATATATTTAGATTTTAAATCGTTGGTATATATTCCCATTGTAGAACCCCACAAATCTTTTTCCATATAACATCCTGTTGATATAACTTTTCTTTGGATTTTAAAAGTGGGAAATATTTAAGATATTTATCTTCACTCAAAAGTTCACAAAACTTATAAAGTACATACGAATAACTCAAAAAGTTTTTACGTTCACTCGGACAATTATCATCGAACGGTTTTTGTATATCCTTGAACATTATACGCAGTCTCTCTTCAAGTTCCTGTGGCATAGATGGTGGTTTTACACCACTTATGATATTGGTTATATATGGAACGTGTTCATAATATTTATTGAGTTTCAGTTTTTTGAGAAGGGTACGAACACGGGCGTGTGTTATTTCATCTAAAACTTTTACTTTTATTTTTTTGAGTTCGTTTCGTAGTTGTTCTATTACCTCGGGTGGTATAGTTGTCGTCTCCTGTGCCTGAAACTGTGATAACCATTCATTAAAATGATTTTCACGTTTATACGAATAATTGACTATCTTTTCGGACGTTTCCTGTTCTTCTCTATAGGTTAACTCTTCACTTATAAGTGTTGCTAAAATCATACCACAATTATCACATACGAGATCACTTGTATCTGCAAAATGAAATACGTTACTCTCGGGACACACGGAGCACACTTCACGCTTCTTTTCTACGGGTCTATCTATATTTAACTTTTCTACATCTATTAAATAATCATTAAATATGTCTTTTCTTTGTAACCCAACTGTTTCTTTACAATTGAAAACGTTATCGGTATTTACTTCTTTTTTAAGATCATCAGTATACATCTCCAAATACGGCATACACTGAATTATATATTCAGACATTTCTGATTCATACTTTGATTTATTGATAGGGTCTTCTCGAATAGACTTATCCCATGTTTCAATTTTGTTGTTGTACCTACTTAAAAAATTACCCTCCATATTAATTAAATAGAATGCTCGGTAATCTTTTAACTAACGTTATTATTTGGGCTTACTCAACACTACAATCAATATTTTCCACCCCAGACTATAGAATTGCGGATTCATATATGGAATATTTTTTAGATTACACAAAAACACCTTTACCAGAAGAACTCGACGAATTTTGGTACGAAGAGCGTAATGAATGGGATGATGAGACCGAAAGTGTTTTCAAAACATTGAACTTTTCAAATTATAAAGATACAACAATTCCAGAAAATGTTACGAAAACTGTCGTTCGTGTTAAATATTGGTACAATAACACGATGTACAAATATTTGACGTATGATATGGATCACCAATGGCCACCACCACGTAAAAGTGGGGTTGTATTTAACATACCAATCGTTTCAGCTGTTTTGCTCGATTCGGATGATAAACCGGTTAAGGACATTTTAAACAAAATTAAACGATACGCGGGTCCACGTAAAGATTTTCATAACGAAAAAGTTAAAATTAGAGATATGTTATATTATGACATGGAGACACTTGAAAATGATTTTCCAAAGATAAAATTACAAAGTGCAATTGGCATGACTAAAGTTGTAAGTACCGTAGATGGCTGTATTACTGATCTTCAGGTACCTTAGTTGCTAAGTAAAATTTCAACTCACCCAAATTAGCAACGTTATATTTTAATATCAAAAACCTATTTTGTTCTTCCTGCATAATTTGTACTGTAGAACACATACTCGTCGCTTTTGTAAATATATTCATGTATCGAAGGGAATATTCACCCGAAATTTTGGGACTTTCTTCCGTACATTCAATATTCGTTTCCTGGTTTGCAAAATCACCCATACATTGTAGTTTGAGGTGTGTACCTTCCCTGGTTATTTCTATGATATTACCGATATTGTGCATATCTCTACATATTCTTTGAAAATCCATAGATGCCATTGGTGTAATAGTAGTCATGGTCATATCTGGTACCTCGATCTGATTTTCATTTATATCGAGTAATTTTAGGGCAAATTTAGTACATGTTTTCTTCGATTCATTATGAATTTCTATATTCATAAACTCTTTACAATTTATAGACATTACGAGAACATCGTTATTTGTTATCGATTTAAGAAGTTTAAATGTATTCGCGACATTTATACCCGCAATTATATCAGTTTCACATGTATATTCTTCGAAATTATCGGATGAGAGGTACATATCTACTAAAGATGTACGTGCTGTATCGAGAGTTACGATGTATATACCATCGGGTTTAAAGTATATATTTACATCGTTTAGTATATCCTTGAGTACTTCAAATGTTGATTTTATGGCACTCGCCTGAATTGTTGCCAATTTCATATCTAAAATATACGAGTTTTAATTCTTTATATTCTTATTGTATGCATCCGATACACTCTGACTAATCTTATCTTCGAGTTCTGGAGTCATAGCGGGTTGTAAACTTCTACCATAATCATCTAAACCAAATAAGTCTCCTGAACCTTCACCATCTAAAGTTGTCGTCGAACAACCACCAAAATTACAGGTCTCTAATTCTTTTACAGGTAAAAGTGATTCCAACCAGTTTCGTATTTCATTACCTACTAAAAGTTTACCGTTTTTGGTAAGCATAGTTGGAACACGCGTAATTTTATTTTTGTATTGAGGTGGTATACCTAATTTATTAATGTTATGATATTTGACAATTTGTTTGAGTTGTGGATGTTTATTGATATAATCAATTATATCCAAACTATGATTACACTGTGGACTAAAAATTAGAAGGGACATGTCTTAAAATAAAGTTTACTTTTTTTTTATTAAAAAAACACATTTTTTTACTTGTTTTTTTATACATAGAAGAGACTGTAAAAATAAATATGTAAATTGTCCAAAAAAAAGTGATTGTCCAAAAAAACTTTTTTTTATTTTATACAAAGTATCTTCTTGAGAATGATGATCGATTTGAAAAATAAATTTTTTTCTTACTCATCACTTTTTTGTTGGATAATTTAAATAAAATAAAATAAATATTAATATTAAATAATGAATACTATAGTATTGATATTGTTAATACTTATTATACTCATGACCATGTCCAGGACGGAAATGTTCACTGAACAATTCGGATTCTCTGGATATACCAAACCAATAGAACCCGTATTATTAAATGATAATGAATTTGATTTATCTGAATACGAAGAATCTGGGGAAGAACTTGAGGTATCAAATGATCTTATGCAGGAAATGGTACTTGCAACAAATAAAGAAGTTTCTAAAAAAACTGGTCTCTGTACGTACATTATTGAAACAACTTCGATTAAGAAATATAGAAACAAAGCGTCGAATCAAGAAATATACAGATGTATGTTTATGTGTGTGAAACATAAGGGATTTGCGTTAGGATTTGCAGTTACGTCCGATTTACGAATTATTGATAATCGAGCAACAGTATTGAGTGTGAGAACACAACCTATAGATATTAAACCACCAACAGACCCAAGTATTTACCAAAAATCTATTAAGGGTAAAGAATTTGAAGATTATACAGAAGTTAGACGAAGTGAACTTGATATAGTTAAAAACACTGAAATAGTGGATAAGGTTATACCTGAACCACAGGAAATGTACGGTAAAATTAATATTTAAAACTCTAAAACAATTATAATGATCAGTATTGATGAAATAACACGTATAGCTGAAAAGAGAAATCATTTGAAAAAGGAAACATATACCAAAATTTATGAACAGATTTCAAAGAAAATACGCCAGTCGGTAGATTTGGGTCATAAATATTTATTTTGCCAAATACCATCTTTTGTCATGGGATACCCACATTTTAACAGGGTAAAAGCGCTACAGTATATAAAACGACAATTCGAAATAGGTGGATTTACAGTTCAGATCATAGGAGACTACGAATTATGTATTTCATGGAAACCAATTAAAAAATCACGAAAAAATGAACAACGCGAAGATCCAGAAGATACAGAAGATTTTCCAACACTCGTAAACCTTAAAAAAGCGGCAAATAAATACAGGGGAAAATAAGTAATGCGTGAGAGACTTAAAGTTTAAATATGTAAATATACTACAAATATGAGCGACCCTTTAAATATACTCGTTGAAGCAAAACGTGAATACATAGGTCAATTATGTTTACTTATGTGCCCAGTTATGATTGAAACGTATGAAACCATGTATGAAGAAGCATACAAACTCACAAAAGGTCGAAAGGTTCTTGTAATGTATCAAAAACTCTTGAAAGAAGTTCCAAATTGGAGTGACGCTATGTCTAAACAACACACTGATAATATAACAAATAGATGTGCATGGTTTAACGACTTATTGGCTGCGGTTTTTGTAAGTTGTGTTAAAATTTTATCCGCGGTTCGATTGAATAAAGATAATAAGAAAATTTCGTTGAAACTCCCAACAAATGAAGTTTTCATCCAAACGTGTTATAACAACGCAGCTAAAGATTTATATAGAGACCCATATATTTATCACGAAACGCAAAATGAACACGAGAGAAACGATAAATTGTACGAACGTTTTTGTATGTGTATCGAGACATCTGTAAAAGAACTTATACCCGTACAACAGATTTTACAAACGTATATGTCCCAAACGCAAGAAGGTCAAGATTTGGATGTTGGTGAAGCTGAAGTCGGTGATTCTGAAGACCCTGACCTGATTGATGGATACGAAGAGGAAACGTCAGAAGAGCCATTTGATGCCGAACCTTCAATGGAACAATCTATGGAACCTCCAATGGAACAATCTATGGAACCTCCAATGGAACAATCTATGGAACCTCCGGTATCAGAACAAATGATGGAACCAGAACAAGAGCGTGCATCTCCATTCGATAACGAATTTCGAACTATTGCAACAAAACCACAACCACCACAACAGGAAGAAGAAGGTGTTTTATTTCCAGATGCATCAGAGACCCGTGCAAAAAAAGTTGGCTACTATTAAATGGAGTTTGAAGACTATTTAAGAGACCCCGCGTGGGCCGGAATAATCGCTGGTTTTATAACCGCAGGATACATACACTTTAAAGCAAAGATCAACAACGAAGGTAAGCTTCCAGTGAGTGCATATACGAAACCAGCCGCACTCACCGCAATTTTAGTATTTTTTATTGTTACTAACGGACTAGGTAAGAAAGAGACCATATCAACGGAGCCATTTTAATTTTCTGACTTAAAGATAATATACGTATTTACAGTATAATATGACTTCCGTGACTGCATTCAATGATATGATGGGTCAATTTCTTGTGGAATTACACAAGACATTTCCAGAAGAAAAAGGCTTGAAAAAGTGTTTATCGGCTTTCGATTTAATGAAAGCTTCGAACCCACGCTTAGTCGTAGATGGGTTTATGAACGGTGTTGCACCGTATGCTGATAAGATTTCGGCTAAAGACGAGACATTTTTCATTGAAGAATCCAAGAATTTAGATTTCATGAAAGGTGTAAACCTTGAAAAACATTGGGGAACAGCGTCCGAGAATACAAAAAGTGCAATTTGGCAATATGTCCAGACGCTATACATGCTTGGTACAACCATTAGTTCTATCCCAGAAGACACACTTTCTATGATTGAGACAGTTGCAAAGCAGTGTGCAGATAAAATGGGTGAAGATGGAAGTGAACTTGACGAAGCTGCACTGATGAAAACTATGCAGGGTATGTTGGGTGGTATGATGAAAAAATAAACTCACTATATATAAATGACATCTTGGTTTGAAGATCCAAAACAATTGGTTCGAGTAGACAAAGTTCATGAATTTTGGCCGTCAAAGACGCAATCTTCAGCAGACCGTGTTAACGCAACTGCTCGTTTTATAATTTATGCGACATGTATAATATACCTCATACGCCGTGATGCACGTATATTTGTTTTGGGTTCAACCGCACTTGGTGTTCTTTATATAATGGAAAAATCCAATATGGTGAAAGAAGGTGTTATACGACCAACAAATGTATACAATAATGTAGGTAAAGAATGTTCAATGCCAACAAAAGATAATCCTATGGGAAATGTTCTCATGTCGGATTACGCAGATAGACCAGACAGACCTCAGTCGTGTCATTACCCAACCGTAAAAACCCCAGTAAACAATTTTCTTACAGGTGATATCAAATACGGACCATCTCGTTCGCGTTCATCTATGCCCGAATATCAAAGAAACGCACTATCGAGACAGTTTGTAAGTATGCCAGATACGTCCATCGGTGGCACACCATATTATGAATTTATCCATGGTAAAAGAGATAATACGTGTCGCCAAGACCCACGATTGTGTAACCCAGACGCGAGAGGGGTTCAACTTGAAGCGTTCGCGGGACTTGATCCAAACGGTGATAAAAGAAGTGGTATGCATAGAGGTTCGGGATTAGCCGCCGGACATAGTTCGTAATTTTAAACAATTTAATAATAAAGTAGTAGATACTCGATTTCCATAAACAAAATCTTTTGTAATAATAAATGGCGTATCAACTCCAACCAGGAATGAAAGTGGTTCAAGATCACGCGGTTCCAGCCGTTTGTGCGACCGAAGAAGTTTTTACATATCCTCAGCCCAGTACCCTTAACTATGGGTCAAGTAGACCAAACACCATGTTATATGGTACCGCTCCATATATGGCGGGTAAAGGTTCACCAGCACAGTACATTGACACATCTGATCAACTCAGACCACAAAGTACATCTCGTTTCAATAAAGTTTTAGCGAAGACTTACGAAAGAAATTTTCACCCACTTCAAAATGTCGAGTGTAAATTACCACTTAGAACACAATCATATGAACCATCGAGTACCAGAGCCGAAATGCAAAATGGTTTGTTTCAGCAAAGATACCTCAATAAAAATCTCGCTAAGAAATAAGAATGGCTGATCCTATATCTATAATGGCTATAGCCGGCTTAGTTTATGCCGGTAGAAAATTGAGTCAACCAGACGAAAAATACACAATAGAAGGTAACCCAATAGAAGAAGAAGAGGTAGTCTCCGATTTTTCTAATATGGAGGTTACTCAACAAACAGATTATTTAGGACCTTTATCACCATTAGTAGAACCATCATATAATTCAAAACAAGAAATGGGATCGTTCGCTCAAATTGCTCCACAACAACGTTCTTCGGGTGGTGAAGTTTTGTCTATGAGAAATCGTATGTATGACGCGGGGAGAATGAATAATCTTTCACCAATTGAAAAACAACTCGTCGGACCAGGTTTGGGTGTTGGACCAGAAGTTCCCGCATTTGGGGGTAATCAACAATTGTTTCGTGTTAATCCAGAGAATGTTGGTGCGTATCGCTTAACGACTTTACCTGGTAGGTCGGGTCCAGCATATGATGCTAAGGGTGGTAGACGTGGTATTGTCGGTGAAGTTTCACACAATAGACCAGAAAAGACTGCATTTTTACATGGTCGTCTTCCTCCAGTTGCAGGTAGAGCGCAGGGTATGACTGGTAGAACGCCAAGAGCAGAACATGAACGCACAAAGAGAACAACAAATAGATCGGAAACTGGTTCCAGAACCGATACATTAAATTTTGCATCTGCGAAGAGAACGGTTTCTGCACTTACACGTGCTCAGGAACCAACACGAAACAAAGCTGATGGTGCTATAGAACAATATCAATACAATAATCAACCAGCCCCAGGTATTAGCAGCTTTGTTGGTGGATACTTGAATACACCAGCGACTAAGATTGGTGAAAAGAGAACATTCGGTTCCGCGTACACAGCCGAGGAACTTACAAAATATGGTTTCAGACCAGACGACCGCCGTGGTAAACCAAATAGAGCTGCGGGTCCAGGACGAATGAACGTTCGTGCCGATGCACTTAACCAAGGAGGTATGGTTACAAGTGTTCGCTCTGATACAACGAGAATTGATGGTCGAGTAAATGCTGCGAATGGTGCTTGGACACAACAATATAGACATAACGATTATCATAAATTCAATGCTTATAAGGGACACGAAAATCCAAATGCTACAAATATGAGTTTGGATACAGCTAGAAGACAACTTTCAAGTAACCCATTAGTTCATAGTCTTTCTTAAATAACTAAAAAATTGAGACATACACTCATTAAAATAATGCTCCTATATTTTAATGAAGGTACATACCTTAGATATAGACAGTGGTGAACGAGACCCTGTTTTGTATTCAAATCCAAGTGATTATGTTGTACATCTAAAAAACCCTATTTATGATGTAACTAAAATTTCACTTATATCAGCACGTATACATAATAGTCAGTACCTTATACACTCCAGGAACAACCAATTTGATGTTTTAACAAACGGTGGTACCACTCAAACGGTAACTATACCAATTGGAAACTATAACGGAGAAGAATTAGCCGAAGCTATTAATACCAACTGTACTATAATTACAGATACAACTTTTGATAAAGATACGAATGCTATAACGTTTACAGGGTCGAGTGATTTTACATTTTTGTTTTATACTGGTACAAACAGTTATACATCTGGTACAAGTGGATACACAACACCCCACGATGTTTTAGGTTTACCCGCTTCAAACGTGTCATCAACTTCAAGTTCGTTAGAAACTGGGAGTATTAATTTACAGGGTCCCGATGCAATTATAGTTAAATTGAGTAGTGGTTCAGATGAATTTAACAAAACAGTATTTTCGGAAACACCTTTTTATACAGGACGTATACTTCTATGTGGTGACGTGATTAACTTTTCGGGTGTTGATGATACAGTTGAACACAATTTTGATTCTGGATCACAAAAAACGATATCGAGTTTACGTGTTCAGTTTTATTACAGTAGTAACAATCGGTTAATACCATATGATTTTAGAAATGCGAATCATATACTTAAACTTGCAGTCACATGTTCAACTGATAAACTTGAGAATATTGCTAAAGTGGAACGAGACTTTGCTCTTCCACCACCTATGAGTATCCCCGAAATGGAGGATCCGCGTAGATGGGATGCGTTTATATCTATATTTATGGTAATTGCAACCGGTTTATTTTTACTATTGGTTATGCGTAAACCTAAATTTATCGAGTAACCGCGAAGATTGGTTGAGCTGGCTTTTGCACACGTGTAGACACACGAGAGATACCAACGTAGACCAAGATGGACAAGAGCGTCGTAAACAAGGCCGTGAGCGTGTAGTTCATACCACCGTTCTTGTTGACCTTAACAACTTGGTTAACAGTCCATCTGACCAAGTCCATCCACGAGAGGGCGGCGGCGAAGGAGAATCCGGCAACGACGGCGTTGAGGGATTGGGACTCGAGTTCACGAGCGACGAGCGTAACAGTTTCAGCAGCAGTAGACATTTTTATATATAGTATCCTGAGATTTTAATCGGGGAGTAAATCTTCTTCTATTAAAATTTTTTTATAATGTTTTGGTTTCATATACCCTTTTAACATACCAACATTTATGCGTTCTATTCCTGAATCAGAACCCGAATCTGTTTCTGTATCGGAATCACTTTCAGTATCAGAACTATCATCGTTATCATATATCTTAAAATGTTTAGACGTTCCTTCATATCCTTCAGGTTCCGATATGTTCATTACTATCTATAGCATTTTTTAACATTAATTCTGACGGGTTTTTTGGTTCCCATGCATCCCAATTATCGTACGCCATATTCATTTTGACAAACTTATATTCGCGTCCAGTATATCTCGTAAAAGGAATTTCCTCATCTTCAAAATCAATATCTTCTTCCTCCTGGTCTTCTTCATCGGAAGATTCTTCGTATATTTCTGGGAAATGTGACCCCATTTTCTTACCAACCTCGTTCATGGCACAATATTTCATAGCGTATTCCAAATCTTCGCCGAGTACCATATCTCTACCGGAAGCCTTTGCGTATTCAGCTGCGAGAACCATAGTTCTTTCGAGTACGGGCTGAATAATGTTAATAGCAGAGTCCTGGACCTGCTCAATTAAGTTTGTGGTTGCGTCTTTTTCTTGTTGATTCATTATAAATTAAACAGTGTTTTAGCAATTCCGTTTTCTACACGGAGTATGTTATAACTTAGGCCTAAAACTCTAAGTTCTCTATCGGCAACATTATCTGGATGTAAATCAAGTTTTACAAACTGTTCTTTAATTAAACTAAAATTTCTTTGCCCGGTTGGATACCATCGTTCTGGTTCAAGTGCGAAACTATACGAATAGTATCTTCTAAATAATTGCGTTCTTGAATGGTGTATACCACTCTGTACCGCACGTAAGTTTATAGCGTTTCCAGTAACATTATCTAAAATTATAGAATCATCGAGTGTAAGTTCAAGATTATTTAGATTTTCATAATTTGTATATAGGTTATTAATAACCTGATTTGGTGAATCATAATTAAAAGAACTTATAAAAAACCCATTAACGACTTTTCTTATACGCTGAATAATGAAAAAAAGTTCCTTTATTGGATTTTTGAATTCAAGTTTATGTTTAAATACCGATGTCGTGTTTACAGGTATAATTTCTTTACTTTCCTGTACCTGTGTGATGATATAATCTAATTTTTTACTTAATAACATCTGTTTTTCTTCTTCGTCTAGAGAAATCATTTCTGTTGTTAATTTTAAACTTTTTATGAGACCAGTTGGTGATAATCCCGTATAATAAGATTCTTGGTCTGATGTATGTTTACCATATATACAATCTTTTACATCCCTTAATTTAATAATAATTTCAATTTCCTGACCCGTTATAGCACAAAGTGGTACAGCTAATTCGACGTTATTATAAAAATAGAACGGTATATCAACAAAATACTTCTGATTAGATGTAGCAAAACCAAGATATCCTAATATATCATTGTTCGATACAGGTGTACCCGAAAATTCTAAAGGTGGTTTCCCAATAAGTTTCGCTAAATTATGTTGTTTTGTTTGTGTAACATAATTATCTGAATATATAGCTAAAAAATCACTTGGTATACGCTGAATAACCTGACCACCTATGAGAATTTCTACATACTCAATCATGGCGTGACCTATAGACTCGACGTATCCAAAGCCATCATACCCCGATGTTAAACTTTGATCTATAGCCGATAACTCAACTTTCATACTCACTGTCTTAAGAAGATCACCTTGGTTTTGTGGGATTGTACATCGAATAGTATTTCCAAATTCTACTTCACCTTCAACGTCTAAATCAACAAAGAATGGTGCAAAGTTTGTATGTTTTTGAAAATTCTTTATGAAATAGGTATATTCGGGGTCGTCTGTAAAAAAGGCGTCCTGTGGACCAGATGTTTCTAATTGAACACGTCCAGCCATTACTAGTATAACTGACTAAAATTTTAAACCCCCGAGTCCGCTGCTTATACGTAAAACGTTATAGTTTACAGCGTATACGTAAACTTTGTGTCCGAAACTCGCGTCTGGTGTATCGAGTTCAATATCTATCAAATTATGTGCTATTCTACTCATGTTAACCTGACCGGTAGGGTAATACGTTTCTGGTTTCAACGAGAAACTATATACACCAAAGTTATTACCCGTTACCCCTGTATAATACTTTAATGGTTGTTCGTAACTGAGCATTAAATTATCAGCGTCTATGATTATGTTATTGTTAAATTTCATAGTAACTTGTTTTATTGGTTCGTATTTGTATACATCATCACTTACAGCCAAAAAGAACATTTCCTTGACCGGATTTTTAAAGTTAAGCATACCAGATTTTTTAGATTCACCCGGTTTAAACTTGAATTGAGACATTTGGAGTTGGGTTATAACGTATTCTATCGGACGCGTAAGTAGGAAATTCTTTTCATCTTCTGTAATGAAAAAGAAATCTGTTACGAGAGAAACATTTTTAATAAAGGACGAAACACTTGAAGGTGGTTCAGATATCGTATCACTTGTTCTCGCGTATGATACAGTAACGTCTTCAATTTTTTTAAATTTTATACGTACTTCTACGAGTTGTTTTGTTAATGCACACACAGGTATAGCTAAACTTGGGTTTCTAAAGAAATAAAATGGTAATAATACACTATAATCCCAATCGTACGCTACGTCTATATAATTACCATGTCCCGTTAAGAAGTAGAGTGTTTGATCGATATCATCTTTATTACTGTGTATTTGATCATACATGTAAATATAATCACCCGTTATTCTCTCTATGGTTTGCCCACCAATAACAAGATCGGCATGGTCTATTATCTGTGCACCTATAGAATCACGGTATCGAAGCGTTTTCACGTTTATCTGACCACCCATACCGTTGTGTGCAGCACAATAATAGTATAAAGTTGATGGTGCACCCACTGGTACGACAAATGTAACAATAGATGTACTTGGATTCGTAACACCAGTTATATAATCGGAATAATTGGGTGAAGCCGTTGTAGAAAATCTAAACGGATGTGATGGATGACTGGCATTGTTGAAGGTATACGTCACACCTTCGTATAAAGTCAATGTTGCCTGTTGAACACCATCTATAAAGTATTTACCATCAGCAGCAGTCACCGTAAATGTTTTATCAGGTGTTGTTGGTTTAGGTAAAGTAAATTTAAGCATTGTACTTCGAATAAGATCCCCTTTATTTTTGGGTATACGACATTCTACCGATGCATCATAATCAACATCACCATCAAAAGGTGTTTCGATAGATTCAATTGAAAATTTAGTATGTCTTCTAAAATTCATCAGGAAATATGAAAACTCGGGTTCCCCGGTAAGCCATTGGTCCTGGATACCCGTGATAGCGAGGTTTAATCGACCAGCCATTCTTACTTTACGTGAGTAAAATTTTATGAAATAAAACGACACGATATTGTAGATGAATCTTCAGTTGAGAAAATTCAAACCCGAAAAAATGGCGGACGATAAAGTATGTGTTTTTATAGGTAAACGTAATACGGGTAAATCAACCTTGGTTACTGATATTCTGTATCATAAAAAACATTTACCAGCGGGTATTGTTTTATCAGCAACAGAAGAAGGTAATCATTATTATCAACAGTATATACCAGATTTATTCATATACGGTGATTATGACAGAGAAGCTATTGAACGTGTACTTGAAAGACAAAGAAAGTTAGTGGGTGGTGGTAAAACAAATTGTGGGGCGTTTCTTCTTTTAGATGACTGTATGTATGATTCAAAGTTCATGAAAGACAAGTGTATTAGACAGGTTTTTATGAATGGACGTCATTGGAAAATATTTTTCATGTTAACCATGCAATATTGTATGGATCTACCACCCGCACTCAGGGCAAATATCGATTACGTATTTATTTTACGTGAAAATATAATTCAAAATAGGGAAAAATTATTTAAAAACTTTTTTGGTATTTTTCCATCTTTTGAGATGTTTAATAAAGTTATGGATTCATGCACAGAAAATTACGAATGTTTGGTATTGGATAATACTTCTAAGAGTAATAGAATAGAGGATTGCGTCTTTTGGTATAAAGCATCACTTCGTAAAAATTTCAGGGTTGGTGCACCAGAGTATTGGCAAACACATAAAAAGATGTTTAACCCGAAACATGGGAACATGAAAGTCGGCGATCCTAAATTGGTTAAAAGGAATACACCATTTAAAGTTACGAAAAGGAAATGATAAGATCAATTGCTAAACGAATGTATACAACTTTAAACCTACCCACCACTAAAAATATGACTGTGGTGTATCCAGCTTATAACGAACTTAATATGGATACACCAGATGGTAGTGATGATGGGTATCGTATTATGATTGATATATGTCATACTACAAAAACTGTTTATATAGATACCGATATGTGTGATTACGATAAATTAAATGATTTACCCAGGATCGTAAAAACATTCGGGTGTTTATATCCAAACTACACTCTTCAGGGCAATGATGCGTAATCATTTAAAACCAAAAAACTATGTACATATAAATGGCGACAGACGTTAGAACGATGAATCTTTCAGATAATGGTGATGGTATGGTATCCTTAAATAATAATCAAGGGACATCTTTTGTGCCGAATATCAGCCCTGAAAAAAATGTGAGTGAAAATAAACAGACAATGGACTCTACTTCAATTTCAGATATTATGGGCCAAGCCGAGGAACCACTCGAACCACCAATGATGGGTACCGATCCAAGAATGACGCAAATGCATATGCAAGCTCCAATGATGATGGCGCAACAACAACCAGTAGCACAACAAACGACCGAAAAAAAATCAGAATCTAAAAATCCATTCAACCTTACTGATGACCAGTTCGAAGCACTCATTGTAGCTGTGTGTGCTGCGGCGGCAATTAGTAAGCCAGTTCAAGAAAAACTCGCAAACTTCGTCCCATCGTTTTTGAACGACCAGGGAAATCGAAGTGCAATCGGCTTAGCATCGACCGGTATGGTCGCGGCGATCGCCTTTTACGTTGCAAGAAGATACGCTTAAATAGCGTTATAATGTTTATACATTCTCTTTCCAAAAATGAAATAGGAAATGAGAAATCCGAACAGTAAACCAACTGCGCGAAGTCCTAGAACAGTACCAGTACTCTTCGTAGTTTTACCATAATCTCTAAAATCTTTTTCAAATCTTTTGTTTATTTGGGATACACCCGCAACCATACCCATACCTAATAAGGTTGACAATATTAAAAATGGTGCATCTATAGCTAAACGCCCAATTAAATTACCACCACGTGGTAATATAGTGATGACTAACGGTGTAATGACCATGATTATAAACATGTTTAACCATTTATCGTTTAAAAGTAGTGGGGCACTCGAAGACGCGAGTAAAGTGTTTAGTAACAAATACGCTTTCATTAAATCACCAAACGATTGCATTTTATTAATACCAAACATTATTTATCCTGGATGTGTTTACCACAAAATTCAGTTCTTTGTGGTATTTCCCGGTATATCCCTAAAGAAACGCACATAGTTCTAAGTTCATCAAAATTTTTCCAGAATTCTTTACTATGCGAATATTCGTCGACGGTACAGTGTGCGAGTTCATGTAATAAAACATGGAATATTTCATTGGGTTCGCCATCGATACATAAACCTATATCACTACCTTTACTCACATTGTATCCGATAGACCCAGTCATACGCTTATGTGCTGTAACTGGAATTTCCTTGTATAACATTTTGAATTCCTGATTATTTGTTTCCTTAAGATGTTCCCTGAGTGTCCTGTATTTTTCACGAACATCTGTTAATTCCTGTGGTTCCCTCGTGTTTATGTATAATAACACGTTTATGATAAGTAGAAGTATGGCGAGTATCATCTTATCATAAACATACATAAAAATTGAACCTTAAAAAATAGTAGAAATGATACGTAAATTTATCGATTTTTTAACGAAACCTGAACCACGACCTGTTCTGGGACGGTGGGCGGTAAAATCATGTAATGAACTACTCACGTCCATAAACTCTGTGTACCAAAACCGCGACCACTGCGGTGATGTAATATGTCATGAACCTAAAAAAGCGGAAGAATATATTAAAACTAATAAAAAGTAATAAAAATATTTATAATAAATATAAACTAACGATGCCTGATAATAAAAAAGTATTACGAAACCGAGTAAATAAAATTAGAGCCAGGGAGGGTGTAATGGTAAAAACCATGAAAAAACTTCGTTCTAAAGAGGCCACTTTAATGAATTCATTACAATCTGTACAAAAGGAAATGGATGAATTAAGTGAAGAAGGTAGACTACTTTATGACGCGAAAATGGAAAATTTAAAAAAATTAAAAAACTTGAATAATAAAAAGTAATCATTTCTTATACACAAACCTAAATTTACTATACAAATCCGAAACTGGGTTTCCTTTAAGATCTTCCCACAGTGTTAAAGTAAACCCCAAATCTTCCAGACGTGTAAACAACATATCCTTGTGCGCTATAGGTTCGACCTTAGGTCCGTCGGCGTAATACGGCGTATCGGCTAAATGGACGTATAACTTTTCACCGAACCTACCCGAACTCGTATGTTTCATTAAAAAGTAGTTTCCTAACTCGTCTTTTAATGGTGTTTTCATGATAATCTTATCGGAATTCGGTATGATTCCTATGAATTGTCCCCCGGGTTTCATTCTATTTTTAATTGCTAACAAAGACGTCTCGAATAACTTGGGTGATTCGAATATATAGTGTAACGCAAAGTTATAACACACGACGTCATATTTCCTTTGTGGACATGCAAATATATCACCTTCATAAAAGTTGACGCGTATTTTCATGTTTTTAGCGCGCGACTTAGCCTCCTTAAGTGAATCTGGGTTTGGTTCACACATGCTTATATTTGCACCGGCGTGTCGCCACTTTTGGAGATCACCACCGAATCCACATCCTACATCCAAAATACTGTCGCCTTCGCGGGTAGCCGATTGGATGAGGAGACGCTTAGACTCGTTATGGTACTTGCGTATCTCCTCCATTTAATTTATAATTATTTTATTTTTTAAATGGTTATAATTTACTAAGGTTTAAAAAGAAGATTCTATTTAATATAAATGAAACCTATTATTAAATGGGTCGGTGGTAAGACACAAATTCTCGATAAAGTTTTGGAATCTTTTCCACATGAAATAGAAAATTATCACGAACTATTCGTGGGTGGTGGAAGTGTTCTCTTTGGAATACTCGAAAGTCAAGACATTACCGTAAAAGGTAAAGTGTACGCATACGATAAAAACCAAAAATTAATTAATATGTATAGACAGATTCAAGATAATCCTAAAGATGTTTACGACCATTTACTCGAGCTCTTTACCACGTACGATACTCGTACCGGTACGGAAGTAAATCGTAAACCTGAAACGGAAGAGGACGGTCTTACATCGAAGGAAAGTTACTATTACTGGATACGTAAAAAGTATAATGAATTGATACCTACGACACCTACACACGCCGCGACATTAATTTTTCTAAACAAGACGTGTTTTAGAGGTGTATATAGGGAAGGACCAAACGGGTTTAACGTACCGTATGGACACTATAAAACGACACCTTTAGTAGTATCTTTAGACGAGTTAGTAAAAATACAAGACCTTATAAAAGATGTAGTTTTCAAGTGGTGTGATTTTAGGGCCGCATTTGCACAAACTATAAACGACTGTGATTTTATATATGCGGACCCACCATATGCACCGGAAAGTGTTACAAGTTTTGTAGGGTATACGAAGGATGGATTTATAATGGATGATCATAAAGATTTATTTAAATTATTAAAAAGTTCTAAAGTTGATTTTGTAATGTCAAATGCAAAAGTCGATCTCGTAACCAGTAGTTTTAAAGAGTATAAGATAGATGATATTCCCGCGAGACGCGCAATAAATAGTAAAGACCCTTCGTCTAAAACAATAGAGGTGCTTGTGCATGGATATGTTCAAAAATAGGTCTCCAATCAGCCTTGTATTTCGCAGGAAAATAAACATCCTTTTCTTTACCATTGTTTGTAAGTGTTGTTTTACGCATAGCTGCGTTTTCACCTTTTACAAAGAAAAACCCTATTCCGTCCTCTTTCATTATTTCATACGTGTCTTCGTATTTCAAAGAGTTCCAGAAACAATCATTTAACATATACGAAAATCTAAAATCCGCATTTGGATACCTTTTCGAGTACTGTCTAATTTTATGAGATCCTAGACCGATCTTTTCGTCAGTTGTACCCGGACCGAGCTGGTGCTTTTTTTCAATGATATGAATATAATTGTCACATACACGACGAAACATTCCGTCGGGTTCCAAATTTTTTATATATTCCTTTAACCCCTTATACTGTTGGAGATAGGAAATAGATTTATTCTGGTCTATATACACGTAATCATAACCATAAATCGAAATAATTTCACCGTCTTCGAAATCAGATGTTTCTTGTTCAAAGACTTTCCCCCACTGGTTCGTTTTTTTACCTCCTTTACCGTTTCGTTTCATTTTATTAATTTTATATAGATAACAATCCAACTTAGGTCTTGTTTACAACCGAGATCTTATTCTCGGTACCGGGCGTCATATCATTACAAAGCCAATATCCGTAGGCTTAATTTCTTCGTTAATTTTCCAGTTCCAAAGGTAATAGTGGTTGTGCCCCGTACCTTCCATGAATTTGTGTTCGAGAAGTTCATCTTCATCTACCCCAACGTTTACACAATTATATACATCGAACCCACGGTTACGCGCCATTATTATAGCATCTTTTAAACAGTTCCCGACGTTATAGAAGGTGTATGCTTGTTTTATGATTTCACCACTCGGTTTATGTACATAATCCAAACTATAAAATGTAGCGAATTGATCCTTTTCGTCGTTTAGGTATGTATACACGGTATCTTTACGTGGGAGAATCCAGTGTTTGACGTACGATTCGTCTACGTCGAGCGAAAGTTTAAACTTTTTTAAATGGTCTTGTAACATTTTTGTAACGCGTGGTATATCGTCTTTAGTCATTTCCCTAAACTGTGACGTACCTAAAATGAGGTGTGCCTGTTCTCGAGCGTTAGAAAAACCTACACGGTTTAATTTTTTGACATTTATAAGTCTATGCCAATACTTTACTTTAGTGACAGGTGTAGGTATTCGTTTAACTATGGTAGATATACCGGACCATATATTGTTTATATTCATACGTCTAACCTGTTCGGAAATAATAATGGGTGTAAACTTTACATCCCTTATATTTTTTGATACACATAAAAAGTTTGCCTGTAACATTTTAATATTTTTTTCGTTGATACGAACGTTCACTGGTATTCCAGAATTGTAAACAATAATTTCTTTTGTATCTGATTTACGTATAGCTATATTACACTCTTTAAAATGATTGGGTGGATGTATAGCCCATTCAATCAACTCTTTTGAGTACTTAAATTCAAAAAAATCGTCACGAATATAATTCTCTTTTAAAAATTCGTAGAGTTCATCGACAGTACACGAACTCCATTCATATCCTTCAGGTAACTGGTTTTTTTCATACCTAAGTTCTCTCGATGAATTTATTTCACCATCATTTTTAAAAACAACTTTATCTTGAGGAACAGGTTGTTTATTCCAGAATTCGTGCATTATATTACATATAATACACTTAAAGTTTTTAAGCTTTGTTACTATATAAAACAATGTCAACTCTTGAACAAGATTACACGACCGTTCCAGGTCAATTATACGCATGCCTTTCTGTTATAGGACCGGAAGCACCTCAAAAGAATGATAAGTTTGGAATTAAGATTCGGGGTGCATTTAATTCTAGAGATGAGGCTGCATTACACGCTAAACGTCTTCAAAAAGAAGATGCGACGTTTGATATTTATGTTGTTGACATGTATAAATGGTTGTTAATCCCACCTGATCCGACAAAGATCGAAGACGTTCACTATTCGAATGAAAAACTCGAAGAACTTATGTCTGGATACAAAGAAAATCAAGCACAAGCGGCACATATGTTCGCGGAACGTAAACGCGATATGGTCGAAAGTGCCCCAACTTTTACGAAACCGGGTGATGAAAACTCGAAGTATTATACGAAACCGGATGAACCACCAATTAGTCATCCAGCTGAAGTTCTCGAACGTCTCCAAAAGGAAAAACCGGACATACCAATGGAGGAACTTGTTAAGGAAGCGGATGCCACTGTTGCTAAGGAAATCGAGGAAAGAAAGGAAAAACGTGAAGCTGAGGCAAAGGATGCTCTCGAAAAAGAGGCGTCTGAGAAGGGGTTTAATTCGGTTGAAGCAATGCAAAAGTTTGAAAATGAGAAGTCCGAAACA